CTGCTCTGGTTGGCTGGGAAGATATGGCCCGCGCAGCAATAGCTAAAGCCATCGGCGAGGAGGAGTGAATGGAAGAGAAGAAATACATCGTAGAAGTCATTGAGCGCAAATCTGGTGAGGTGATTAAGCACTTTGAATATGACAACTACAGAAAAGCAGATCGCGTTGAAGAGGGGCTGCTGCGACAAACAAATCTCAGGGATTTCGATGTTGTGCTTCGCAAGGAATAGCAGCCGATAGCCGATTCATGGAGTCGGTTATCTGATGCAATCAGCATCATAACCAAGACAGGAGACGAAGACCTGTTCTGGTTATTGGAGAAACCCTCATTATCCCCTGAAGTTGTTCGCCCTCTCCGGAGGGCTTTTTTTCGCCTGCATATCAACAGCGCTTCATTCGAGGCGTTTTCGCTATGCCCACTTAACCGTAAGGAATCCCACCATGATGCAATTATCGCTATCGGGTGGCGGCATCATGTCCGCCTATTACCCGACCGAATCCGAATTATCCAAACGCTTTCGCCGCCTTATCCGTGCGGCTCGCAAACAACTGGAGGCGTTATGCCACATGTAAACCACAGCGCTTTACGAGCCGCGCAGAGCAAAGCAGTTATCGCGCGCTTCCTCGGTGACGCCGGGATGTGGTTACAGGCCAATCAGCAGATGAAACAGGCGGTGAGCATGCCATGGTACCGGAGGCCGCAATGAACAACCAATACAAAAAGCCCATGGATTGGGATGAGCCTGCATGGGTTCGAATTATGAAAGATTTGATGAAACAGCAACCGAAACCACAGGAGCAGAAGCAATGAGACTGACCCTGAACGACGTCAAAGAAATCGAGCAGATTATCGCCGCGCTGGACGCAACGGATAACCAGCGTATCAGCGATGAAGTCGAACGCCTGGCGAAGAAAGCCAACCCGTTTATTTCAGCGCTGGCGGCGACGGATGCAGATGAGCATACCGGTGACGCTATCAGTTACCTCGAAGGTCACAGCATCGCGTTTCAGGACGCCTCAGAAGGTTGGTGGATTGATGCGCTGACTGAACGTGTCACCGCCGAGTATGCCATCGGCATCTTCAAGGCGCGGCATTCACACAGGGAGGCAGCGTAATGTCATTCGATATCGTCAGCTTCGTTAAGCAGCAGGAGCCGCTGTTTTGCGGCGCAATGACCGACCAGACAGTCACATGGGCTAAGGAAAGCCAGTTTGCCATCCAGTTATTTCAGAAAAACGACTTCCTCGCGAAGACGGCAATCAACAACCCTACCAGCGCGCAGAACGCCATCATTAACGTTGCGGCCATCGGCATCACGCTGAACCCGGCGAGCAAGCTGGCTTACCTTGTGCCGCGCGACGGTATGGTATGTCTCGATATCAGCTATATGGGCCTGCTTCATCTGGCTCAGTCGTCCGGCTCAATTAAATGGGGTCAGTGCAAACTGGTATGCGCCAACGACACCTACGAATCCAATGGACTGGATAAAGCACCAACCCACAAATACAACGCGTTCGGCGACCGCGGCGAAGTAGTCGGCGGTTACTGCACAGTTAAAACGCCTGATGGCGATTACCTCACGGAAGAGATGAGCCTGGCGGAAATCAAAGCAGTGGAAGCTACCAGCAAGGCCAAGAACGGGCCTTGGAAAAACTTCTGGGAAGAGATGGCCCGCAAGACCATCGTTAAGCGCGCCAGCAAATACTGGCCCAAGGCGCAGCGTCTGGATAACGCGATTCACCTGCTTAACGATGATGAAGGGATGCATCAGGAGCCGGTAATGGCCTACCACTCTGAAGAGCAAATCAGGGAAGACGAGCGTAAGCGCCAGCAGGAAGTCATCGATAAAGCCTACGCGCTTTGCGATGAGATGGCGCAGTCCGAAACCATGGACGACCTGAAACGGAAATTTGCAGAGGCGTACAAGCTGACATCAGGCATGAAGTTGCAGCAAAACGTCCAGGCAGTCTACGCAGAATGCAAAGTGAAACTGGAGGCCGCCAATGAGCAAACTGTATGAGGTTGCCAGTGATTACGCCAGGCTGATGGATGCCGATATCGACCCGGAAACGATGGCGGACACACTCGAAGGGATTGAGGGTGAGCTTGCCGATAAAATCGAGCAACTGCTTGCCATCTGCAAAAACGAATCGACATATGCGGAGCGCCTCAGGGATGAGGCAAAGAACCTGACCGAGCGCGCGGTGAGTATTGAAAACAAGGTCGCAAATATCCGCGCCTACATCGCCACATCACTCGAAACTGCCGGTAAGAAGTCGATCCGCGCCGGTATTCACCAGGTAACAGTCCGCGCGCCTTGTCGTTCAGTAGAGATAACCGACAGCGCCCTTCTACCGCCTGAATACGTCGAATACGACACGGTGATAAAGCCGGATAAGCTGGCTATCAAGCACCTGCTTGAGGGCGGAAAGGACGTTCCTGGCGCGACTCTGAAGACCGGCAAGCCATCGCTGTTAATCAGGTAGCCGCCATGAGCGAGCCATTCAAAAAACGCCGTGGCAATCAGCAGACTCTTGGCCGCAACTGGACCACCAAAGAGCTAAGCCTCATCAAATCCCTGGCTGGCACCGTCCACCCTAAAGTCATCGCCCGCAAGTTAAACCGCTCATACGAATCTATCCGCCAGATGGCAAAGCGCGAGCACATCAGCCTGCGTCGCGTTTAATCGTGCGCCACGGACGGCGCGAGGAAAAATCCATGATTACACATGACCCGCTTATCACACAAAGCGAGCTGGCCGCTCGCGTCAAATCTCAGCCGATGCCGAGCCGCGAGGAATTGATGGCGCGCAACAGCTTCGGCTCTGTGAATAACAACCGTTACCTGAATCGCTGGTTTGGAGCGAAGAAATGAGCATACCTCAGGTCGTAAGTTTTTCTGGCGGAAGAACGTCGGCTTATCTGGTGCATCTGATGGAGCAGCGACGCGCAGCTGGAGAGGATGTGCATTATGTCTTCATGGACACTGGCGCCGAGCATCCAAAGACGTATGAGTTTGTCAGAAACGTGGTGAGTCATTGGGGAATTGACCTTCACTGCCTGCGTGTTATCCCCGACCCGGAAATGGGCAAGGCAAGCACATATGAAGAGCTTTCTGTGAATGAGATTGGCCCGGACCTAATCCCGTGGAAGCGCATGCTGAACAAGTATGGACACCCGTATGTCGGCGGCGCGTTCTGCACCGACAGAATGAAGTCAGTGCCCTTCACAAAATACTGCCAGGAGCGATTCGGGAAGGGAAAGTACCACACCTGGCTGGGCATTCGTATAGACGAACAAAGCCGACTTAAAGAGGCGAAGGGCTTTAGTTACCTGGCAGATATTAGTGACTTTGAAAAGCAGGACGTTATCGATTGGTGGGCTGAGCAGCCCTTCGATCTTGGAATTCAGGAGCATCTGGGTAACTGCGTATTTTGCATCAAGAAAAGCATGCAAAAGGTCGCGCTTGCTGTGATGGACGAACCTCAGCTGGCAAAACAATTCATCAACATTCTGGATACCGAAATCAGGACTGGAAGGGAGCCAGTTATGTACCGAGGCAATAACACGCTCAAATCTCTGATCGCCCTTTTCAGTGATACGTCACGTGACGAACTGGCATCGCGAATGACATCAATGCGGCAATACGATACAGGCTCGCGCTCTGAGTCATGCGAGACGTTCTCTTGTCAGCTTGGTTTTAATTTTGAGGAGGCGGCATGAAAACCGAAGGAGCGCAAAACAACGACGAATTAATCGCAGCCGGCCATGAGCTGGCGAAGTGCCTCGACAGCAATACGCCGCTGCTGGATATCGCGAAGCTGCTGAGCAAGATGGCGACTCAACTCGACGTTACCACCGCGGCGCTGCGCGAAAAGACGAAGCAGTGCGAGCAGATAGCCCAGGCCGTTGGCTGGGTCGAAGGCGGAAACTTTACGCTTGCCGAGGCGGTAGCCGGTCATGTGTCGGGGCTCAAAGCAGCTACTCAGCGCAGTGAGGAACTGGCAGCGGAGAATGCGGCGCTGAAGG